GGTGGTATCCACCGCAATTCTCAACTAGCTCCAGACATTTTCGGACTTCCTACCTGATGCGTCGATTGCCTCAACCGATGGCTGCGGCGCTTAGGGGGGTTTCAGCCCGGCGTTTACGCCAGATGCACCACGAAGCAAAGCCGCCGCCGGATTGCACGTCGGAAGGGTATGACGCCAAGCAATTCGGCGACTGGCTTCGCAGCAACGACGGAGCCGACACCTACGCGTCAGAGCGCACGCGCCTCACCAGCGCGCAGGCTGACAAGGCTGAACTCGAACTGCTCGAGCTGCGCGGTCTGATGATCCGTGTTGCGCTAATTGAACAACACTGGCAAGGAATGGTCGCGTCGATGCGAGCCCGCCTGCTTTCCATACCTTCGGAGTGCGCCGGCCAGATCGCCGCGCCAGAGAAGGCGCAGGCGGCACAGGACGTGCTGCGGTCGCATATCTACGAAGCCCTGAATGAAATTGCCGGAGATTCAATCCCCCGCCCGTTCCGAGACCGCATTGCTGCGCAGGCTCAAGATGCGGACGAGAGCGGTAGCGAAGCCGCCGCCGAGGCTGACGATCTCGCAATGGGCGCGGGAAAACCTGATTCTGTCCGCCGAGGACAGCGCAAGCCCAGGTAAGTATCAGCCGAGCAAGGCGCCGTACCAGGCCGAGATCATGGACTCTGTTTCCGACCCGTTGTCGGAAGGCACGGTGATCATGTCGTCGGCGCAGGTCGGCAAGACGCTGATCTGCAAGGCCATCATCGGCTACTACATCGACCAGGATCCGGCGCCTATACTGAACGTTCAGCCGACGCTGGACATGGCCGAGGCGTTTTCGAAGGACCGGCTCGCGCCGATGGTGCGCGATACGCCATGCCTGTTCGGCAAGGTCGCCGACGCCAAGTCGCGCGACAGTGGCAACACTATCCTGCACAAAAGGTTCCCGGGCGGACACCTGACCATCGTCGGCGCCAATGCGCCGTCCGGCCTGGCGTCGCGCCCAATCCGCGTCGCTCTGTTCGACGAAGTCGACCGCTACCCGGCGAGCTCCGGCACGGAAGGCGATCCGGTATCGCTCGGCAAGGCACGTCAAAAGACGTTCTGGAATCGCCGCGTCATCGAAGTCAGCACGCCGGGCGACGAAGAAACGAGCCGCATCTATCCCGCCTGGCTGGCGAGCGACATGCGCAGGTTCCACGTTCCATGTCCGCACTGCGGACTGGCGCAAGTGCTTTGGTGGAAGAATGTCAAGTGGCGCAACGATGACCCGTTGACCGCCGCGATCGTCTGCGGAGTCGATGTCACAGACGAATTCGGCAACGTCGTCGAAACGAAAGGCTGCGGCGCACTATGGACCGACAGCCAGCGCATCGACTCGTTGCAAGGCGGTCGCTGGATCGCGGAGCATCCGGAGCGTCGCGTTGCCGGGTTTCACCTGAACGAGCTGTATTCGCCGTTCCGCCGTCTGTCTGAGATCGTCGCTGACTTCCTGACAGCGAAGCGGTCGAAAGAAAAGCTCAAGGCCTTTGTCACCACGTCGCTTGGCGAACCGTGGAAGGACCAGGAAGGCGACAAGGTCGAGTCAGCGCAGCTCGAGGCCCGCCGCGAACCGTACATCGCACCGCCGCCGCAAGTGCTGCTGATCACGATGGCCGTCGACACGCAGGATGACCGCCTTGAGATCGAATTCGCCGGATGGGGTATTGGCGACGAATCATGGGGCATCGATCACGTCGTCTTGCGGGGCGATCCAGGCCAGCCGGACATCTGGCAACGCCTGACAGACCAGCTGGCGCGCACATTCCGCCGGTCTGACGGCACCGTGATCACTCCTGCGGGTTGTTTTATCGACTCCGCAGGTCACTACACGAAGCAGGTTTACGCTTGGTGCCAGAAGCACCGCGGCCGCGTATGGCCGATCATCGGTCGCGCAGGGCAAGGCCGACCAATGATCGGAATGAGCCAAGCTCTGATCAAGGACTACAACCTGCGGCTTGGCATCGTCGGCGTCGACACGGCAAAGGAACTGCTGCTCAAGTCGCGCATCCAGATCACCGCGCCAGGTCCAGGCTACTGCCACTGGCCGGCGTCATATCCACCGGACTACTTCAAGCAGTTCACCGCGGAAGTCCGCAAGGTCAAGTATTCGCACGGCCATCCCGAATTCGTTTGGGTTCTGCCGAAGGGCGAGCGCAACGAGGCGCTCGATCTGCGCGTGTACGGCATGGCGCTGCTGGCGCTTCTGCGACCGAACTTCGAAGCCCTGGCCGAACGATTGAAGCCGGGCGCCATCATCCACCAGCAGCGGCCGCGAGGCGCGCGCGTTCTATCACACGGAGTTCAAGGCTGATGGCGACATACGCTCAACTGCTCGCCACGGTCCAGGCGGCGATCATGGATGTGCTGACGACCGGGCAAAGCGTCCGCACCGTCACCGGCGCCGGCGATCGCACGCTGACGCTGGCAAATTTGGCTGAGCTGCAGGCTCTTGAGAAGCAATACGCCGCTGCGGCCGCGATGGAATATCGCGCCTCGCAGGGCGGCGGTCGTCTCGGTATTACCTACGTGACGCCGGTATGAACGCTCTGACACGCGCCATCGCCTATGTTGCGCCGGCTGCAGCCGTGCGTCGTGAACTGGCGACAATGCAGCTCAACACTCTCGGCAACGTGAAGGCCTCAAGCTTCGGCTCCGATGTCGTCGGCCGCCGCGAGACGCGCTGGCCTGGTGCATCGCGCGTTTTGCGCTCGATGGCGTCCTGGTTCGCTCCTGTCGGCAGCGGCACCAGCGACTACAACGCCGGTGAGCTGCGCACACTGCGCGCCCGCTCGCGCGATGCGACGCGCATGTTCCCACTGGCCCGCGCCGCGCTGGCGCGGTCACGCACGAATATCGTCGGCTCCGGCCTAATGTGCCGGCCGTCGATTGACTTCGAAACGCTCGGCATGACCGCCGACGAAGCCGAGGCTGCCAATGCGCAGCTGCGTACTTCCTGGGAACGTTGGGCAGAGGATGCCATCGAGTGCGATGCCGAGGCGACGCTCGACTTCTACGGCCTACAGAGCCTTGCGCTGCACTCCGCGCTGTCAAGCGGCGATTGCTTCGCGCTGACACCGTTCGAGCAGCGCGTTGGCGGTGTATCAGGCCTCAAGGTCCAGCTGATCGAAGCTGATCGCGTCGAGAACCCGTCTACGGATTGCAATCGCGAAGGACTTGTCGACGGCGTTGCGCTGAGCGTGCTTCCGGCCGTTCCTGGCCGTCCGCTCGGGTATTGGATCCGCAGCAACCACCCTGGCGACTCGCTGGTCACGGCCGCCCCGCCGACATGGAAACTGTATCCTGCCTTCGGCGAGAACACCGGCCGCCGCCGCGTCATGCACGTCTGGAATGAAAAGGAGCGGCCCGGCCAGGTCCGCGGAGCGCCGATGCTTGCGCCCGTCCTCGAGCCGCTACGCCAGCTGTCGAAGTGGAGCGATAACGAGCTGATGGCGGCCGTTATCTCGGCCATGTTTACCGTCTTCATAGAAAAAGGCGCAACGGCGCTTGACAGCAACGGCAATCCGATCGGCGCGTTCGGCGGCGTTCCAGCCGCCAGCGTCGACAGCGTTCCGCCCGGCGCTGATCCGAATACGCTAGTTCCGCCGGTGCCGGTGCAGAACGTCGCGATGGGCAACGGCGCGATCGTCGAGCTCGAAAACGGCGACAAGGCGAAGTTCGCCGACCCGTCGCGTCCGAGCGCGCAGTTCGACCCGTTCTTCGTCGCTGTCACGAAGCAGATCGGCGCTGCTCTGGAAATCCCGCTCGACGAACTTTTGCTGCACTACTCCACCAGCTACAGCGCCGCACGCGCCGCGATGCTGCAGGCGTGGCGCTACTACATCGGCCGCCGAACCACGCTAGTTCAGCAATTCTGCGACCCGATTTATGGCCTCTGGCTCGACGAAGAAGTCGCCACCGGCCGCGTCAGTCTGCCAGGCTATGCCGACCCGATCCGCCGCCGCGCCTGGTCACGCGTGATATGGATCGGTCCCGCGCGCGGCGCGATGGACGAGGACAAGGAAGCGTCTGCCGCTGCCAAGCGCATCGACGCAGGGCTGAGCAACGAGGCGATCGAGTGCGCGGCCATGACCGGCCAGTCACGCGATCAAATCTATGCGCAGCGCGTCCGCGAGATCAACCAGCGGAAGGCAGACGGCACCTGGGCACAGCGGCCGACCGAGACTGTGCGCGTTTCGCCGCTCACGGATCCGAATCAAGACCCGAAGCCGGAGAGTGATCCGTCGCAGGCCGACAACCCGCCGCAGGAGTAACAAGAAATGGCAAGCATGGATGCTAGTCATTCAACTGGTTATTGAATGCGTCAGGCCGGCGACGGCTTTCGCATTGACACCGCGCCTTCCGCCTTGGGCCGGCAGGTTCATTTCCGAGAGCTACAAGCTGGCGCTGACAGGGTTTCCAGTCGACGCCGACCTTGTCGCGCGCCTGATCATGGATCGCGTGACGTGGGAATTGGTGGAGCAAGCCTGATGCACGGCTGCACGCGACGTAACCTCGGCGCCTGGACTGCAACGTCCTACGAATGGGGCTACCCGCCCTATGTATCGATCAACGAAGATCGCGGCACGATCACGCTCACAGTGCGCGCGCCGGCCAGCTGTGACGGCTGCGGCGATTCGATCACGGTCAACATGACCGCGGCTGAGTTCGCCGCGCTCGCGCGTGCGGCGATCGCCAACCTTTGAGGTTCCGTGATGGCTGCATTATTTATCTACACGTTCGACACAGTCGTCATCGCCGCCGACATTGCTCTGCTTGCGTACATCGTCCGAATGCTCTGGCGGTTCGCTCACTAATTCAAACGGGCCGGCGAATATGCCGGCCCTTTCAGTTTTTTGCGCTGCTGGCCGAGAGGCAAGGCTCCTGGTTTCCACACAGGCCAAGCGGGTTCGATTCCTTGCGCGGCGCTCCATTACGTAGCGGGATAGAGAAGCGGCCTATCTCGGCGCGCTCATAACGCGCATGTCGTCGGTTCGAATCCGACTCCCGCCACCATATTTGAGGGTTTCCGATGATTGATGCCTTCCGCATTGCGTGCTCGCAGAATTGGCTGATCTTGCCGGATGCGCTCGAGAAGATCCTCGCGATCGCCGATCGCAATTTCGACGCCGAAGCACTGGCGACGAAAGTCGGCCGACCGCTGGATAACACTCGCACCGTGGAGCGTCGCCCGAACGGCGTCGCCGTGATTCCGGTGACGGGACCGATCTTCCGCTACGCCAACCTGTTCACCGAGATCAGCGGCGCCACGTCGACCGCGGTCATCGCGAAGGATTTTCAGGCCGCGCTCGATGACCCGAGCGTCAAGGGCATCGTGCTGGACATCAACTCGCCTGGCGGCGAGGCAACCGGCATCAATGAGCTAGCGGGCCTGATCGCATCGGCGCGCGGCACGAAGCCGATCAATGCCTACATCGGCGGCCAGGGCGCGAGCGCCGCGTACTGGATCGCATCGGCAGCCGACAACGTCACCGCGGACGCTACCGCAATCATCGGTTCGATCGGCGTCGTCATGGAAGTGCAGCACGACACCGGCGAGCGTGACGCGAAGAACGGCAAGCGCACCTACACGATCGTCAGCGCGAACGCGCCGAACAAGCGCCCCGACGTGTCTACCGAAGCCGGCCGCGCGCTGTACGCCGACGTCGTCAACTCACTCGAGGCCGCGTTCATCGACGCGGTCGCGCAGAACCGCGGCATGACATCCGCGCGCGTGAAAACAGATTTCGGCCGTGGCGGAGTGCTCGTCGGCGCTGCTGCGGTGAAGGCTGGACTCGCCGACAACTTGGGCTCGCTCGAGTCCGTCATCAACCAAACGGCCGCAAAGGCTCAGCTTTCCCACAAATTTGGAGTTCGAAACATGGCAACCGAAAACAAGTCGATCAACGTGTCTAGCACCGATGACCTGCGCCTGGCGCTGGCTGCCGGCTACACCGCAGATCAGATCGTCGTGACGCACGAAGATACGGCGCCGCTGATCGCCGCCGCTCGCGCGGAAGGCGTCGAGGAAGGCAAGGCGGCCGCACTGGTCGAAGGCCGCACGAACGGCGCGACCGCGGAGCGTCAGCGCATCGCACAGATCAACGCGCTGCACATGGCGGGCTTCGAAGCGGAGCGTGACGACGCGCTCGCCGATGGTTCCACGCCGGAAGCGTTCGCCGTCGCCCAGGCGAAGGCGATCAAGGACCGCGGCATCACCGTCACCGGCATCGTCAAGGATTCGACCGCTGCTGCACATGCCGCGCCCGGCTCCGCAACGCCGGCGCCTGGCTCCCTCTGGAAAGCCGTCGTCGAGCGCGTCAGCCCGAAGAAAACCGCGTAAGAACGTCACCGGCAACAAACCCCTTTCATCGGAGATAGATCAATGACCACGCTCAACGAAAACTTCCACGCCGGCTCGTTCATGCTGTCCGGCAACTTCGACGGCAGCCAGCTGTCGGTCGACGCGATCACCGTCAAGTCGGGCCAGGCCGCGATTCAGGCCGGCACCGTGCTCGGCGCAGTCCAGGCCGGCTCGGCGACCGAGACTCACGCCGGCAACACCGGCACCGGCGCGATGGGCGCCATCACGGTTGGCGACAGCGCCAAGCCGGGCGTCTACACCGTCACGTTCACGAAGGCCGCCAGCAATGCCGGTGACTTCGAAGTCGTGGATCCGACCGGCCATGTGGTCGGCGTCGGCACGGTTGCGGTCGCCTTCGCCGGCGGCGGCCTGAGCTTCACGATCGCGGACGCCACCGACTTCATCGTCGGCGACAAGTTCCTGATCACCGTCACCATCAGCTCGACGAAGTACCTCCAGTACAACCCGGCCGGCACCGATGGCAGCGAAGTCGCTTCCGCAATCCTATGGGACTACTGCGACGCCTCCGCCGCCGACGCTCACGCGGCCGGTGTCGTTCGCTTCGCGGAAGTCAAGGCGGGTCATCTGATCTGGCCGTCCACGACCGCGGCGCAGAAGGCCGCGGCGATCGCGTCGCTCGCGCGCCAGGGCATCATCGTCCGGTAATCCATCGAGTCATCACGCCAACCGAAGGCCGCCGCAAGGCGGCTTTCTCGTTTCAGAACCTTCCATTTTCAAGCTCGCCAGTCAAGGCGACCACCCCTTAAATTTTCGGAGAAAAGCTCATGGCTTCGATGGACGTCTTCAAAGGCGACGCATTTTCCACGTTCGAACTGACCCAGGCGCTGAACAACGTGCCTTCGCTCCCGAACTACCTCGACTCGCTCAACATTTTCGAGCCGATGCCGGTCCGCACCGAGCATGTCGCAATCGAGTCGCGCGACAACGTGCTGACCCTGGTGCAGACCAGCGAGCGCGGCACACCCTACGCTTCGCGCACCGATCAGAAGCGCGCGCTGCGCTACTTCCCGACCGTCCGCGTGGCGAACAAGGACCGTTTGAACGCATCGGAGATTCAGAACATCCGCGCGTTCGGCAGCGATTCCGAGCTGATGCAGATGCAGGAAGAAGTGCTCCGCAAGTTCACCAACCTGCGCAACGACCAGGAATTGACGCATGAACATCTGCGCCTGGGCGCCGTGCAGGGCATCGTGCTCGACGCGGACGGCTCCACGATCCGCGACTGGTACGCCGAATGGGGCGTCAGCCAGCCGGCGGAGATCGACTTCAACCTCGATGCGACGTCCGGCGCCGCGATCCGCACAGCCTGCGATGGCGTTGTCCGCGCGATGGCGCGCGCCTCGAAGGGCGCCTGGATCGACAACCGCACGTATGCGGTCGGCCTGGCATCCGACACGTTTTGGGATGCGCTGATCGCCGCACCGGAAACGCGCGCGACCTACCTCAACCAGCAGGAAGCGGCCGACCTGCGCACCGGCACCGCGTATCAGACGTTCAAGTACGGCAACATCATCTTCGTGAACTACCGCGGCACCGACGACGGTGACAGCACCCAGGCGAACTCGGTCAACGTTCCGGTCGACAAGTGCAAGTTCTTCCCGGTCAACGCGCCTGGCGTGTTCAAGAAAGCGCAGTCGCCGGGCGAGTCGTTCGATTACGTCAACACGCCGGGACAGCCGTACTACGCGCGCCAGGTGCTTGACGACGAGGATAACGCCTATGTCGATCTCAAGCTGGCGTCGTACTCGCTCTACGTCTGCACGAAGCCGCTGATGCTGCAGCGCGCGCGCCTGACGTAAAGCAAGCGGCAACCCTCAACTGAAAAGGAATGGCCCGGCAGCAATGTCGGGCCTTTTGCCATGAGCAAGGGAAGCAAGCAAAAGCGCCAAGCTGCACCGCCGGAGACTCCGGCCGGCGCAGACCATGCAACACCGTTGCCGGTGCTGCTGGAGATTCGTGATCTGTTGCAAGAGCAGGTCACGTTCATCCGCTGGCTGATCCCGCGCCTTGCAGGATCGCTCGGCGTATGAGCCAGGTCGCCACACTACGCTCGCTCGACGCGCGCATCATGGCGGCTCTCGGCAGATATGGAGCAGCCGACGTCGGCGTCTACGTGTCGAAGGACACGCAGACAACGGTGAATCCTTGCAGCGTCTACCTTGACCGCGACGTGCAGACCGTGGGCGATTTCGGCCAGGTGATCGGCCAGAAAACGCACGCCACGTTCCTGCTCGCCGAAGTCACTCCGCAGCAAGGCGGCCGCTTCACCCTGGGCGCCGAAGTGTGGAAGCTCGACACGGAACTATCCCGCGACGAGTCGCGTTCACGATGGGCGGTAACACCCGATGGCTGACTCCGGCGAACCAATCACCTGGCAGCTGATCAAGCTGATTCAGTACCGCCTGGAGCAGATCACCGTCTCCAACGGCTACCGCACGGACATCGGCACCAGCGTCCTGATCGAAGACACGCAGACCGACACGCGCGACCTGCCGTATTGCGTCATCGACGTTTCGAAGTCCACGCTCACTCGAGGCGCGGCACCGCAGCGCCAGCGCACCATGTCGTTCGAGATTGAAGTCGGCATCAGCGCCACGCAGGACGACGCCAAGCAAACGGCGCACAAGGTTCTGGCGGATCTCGAGCACGCCATGAGCATTTCAACTCTCACCCCGATCAGCGGCATCCGCTTCGCGCAGCTGACCGACGTTCAAGTCCTCAAGCGTCCGGCGGGGCTGCCAGCCATCGTGCTGCAGGCCTCCGGAATAGCGAACTACACACCGAACTGACACCGCATCACCAAGCGCCCGCAAGGGCATCCCCAAGGGCCGCATTCGCGGCCTTTTCATTTTTGGAGGTTACAGCATGGGCGCTCCTTTGGACGTCGGCCTTCTCTGCGAAGGCAACTTGAAATTCGGCAACCTGGCCGCGGACGGCGTGACCTTCGTCGGCCACTTCTCCAGCAAGAACGCAGTGAAGTTCGAGTACAACCCCGGCCAGCCGACCGTGAAGCAGCGGTTGTCGAAGAAGATCGACGAATACGCGCAGATCAAGGACCAGGTGTACAT